CACCGTAACCGCCACTTTTTCTATTGCCATTTCCAGTTCCGCATCCTTTGTCGTAATCGGATTCTCCACCCATGCCCCCATTTATATTTCTGTCTGAACCACCACCTCCGGCATTTCGTTTCCCAGTAGGTTCGCCAAAATCGCGGGTTGTATGCCTTTGACCCTTTCCTCCGCCATATAGGGAACCAGCTGGATAGAGAGAGCCATTTTCATTGCGGCTGCCGATTCCGTTAGATCCATCAGAACCCGCTTTAGCCGTATCTGAATCATCTCCTGCTCCGCCACTTCCGCCGTTGCCACCAGTATATGCTCCGGCATTACTTCCGCCTGGATAACCATTACCCGCACCATTTCCGCCATTAGCTCTATAACTTGAATTTAAGAATTGAGAGTATCCACCGTTGGGGGCAACTTCAGAATACCCTCCAATTCCTCCTTTCCCAACTGTTATCGGAATTGACTGACCCGGTGCAACAGAGATAGCATCACCGTCTCTCCATCCGGATGTATCTTTTTTGAAGGTTTTAGTATAGCCGCCACCTCCACCGCTTCCATTATGTCCTGCACCCCCTCCTCCGACAAGAAACACATCAACCTCCCTACATCCTTTAGGTACGATCCAGGTATAATTCCCGGCAGGATAGAACCTCTTGGTGAACAACTGCAACTTCTTCCGTCCCATCATCGACCGTCTCATCTACGCCCTCCTTTCTTACGATAAGAGGTCGTAACTTCTTTATTTAGAGAGCATTTTACCCCCCCCGTTTAACTTTTAATAACATAACCTGTTTCATTGCTTTACCTCCTGTACAATTGTGGGCAAGTCTTTCAAGTCGTTCGGATAACCTGTAACGGTTGTCAGAATGCAGAGATAGATCACACCGTATTGTTCATAATATTTGTCTTTCTCGAATGCCATACCCTGCACGTATGGAATAGGATCATCAAGCGTGCCTGCGTGCTCAGCTTCAACGATCTTATACAGTGAAGCAGTTTCTATGCCCGGTTTCCAGTCGGCTTGCAGCTTGTGCTTTTGTATCACTTCAAACAAAGTGTCGCTTTCTCCTTCCACTACTCGAAGCCGGAAGCCTATTTCAACTTCCTTGCCAAACTCTGCATCTTTCTCACCCCAAATGGGGAATAAGACCTGCATCTCCAACGCTTGGCTGGCTGTGAGAGACACGCTGTTCATCATCGCACGGGCAAAGGTCACTGCCTGCGCTTCCGGGGATTTAGCGATTGCCTTATCTGCTTTAGTTTGCAAGGCTGCCGTTGTTGTATGGATCATTTCAGGATAGCCTTCCACCACGATAGCTTCGACCTCCTCGGCTGTTTGGGCGGCATCGATACGGGATAGCAAGCCGTCTGTCACCTTGGCGCACTGCTCCGAATAGTCCGCTATTTCGTCAAGAGCAACCGTTAAGATATTCGAGGCGTACAGATGACCGCCTACTTCGACTTCTTCCTGCCGGCCACACTTGTCTTTCAGACGAAGCGTATCACCGGCATAGGCATCCTGTTCGTCGATGTAGTAATGATGGATGTCTTTGTCGTAGATTTCCTGCCGTTTGGCATCACGGGCACGCCAGAGCAATTCTTCCGGAGTCGGTTCAGGTTCTGGAGTGGGCTGCATGTGCCAACACTCCAACGGGGTTGCATCCGGATGTTCGTTGTGGTACTGTTCCTGTTCTTCTGAGAGCGGAAGATAAGCCCCAACCTCATAATCGTCTATATCTGTACTTATGAGATAGGAATCAGGAAGTTTTACTTTCGTTTTCCAAAAATTAATGTCTTTATGAATGTATATCATATTGCTATTCTTAATTGTGATAATATAAACAAATTATACCCTGTCCTCCTTTTCCTCCTTTACGTGACAGACTACCACCTCCTCCGCCACCAGCTCCAATGCCACCATTTCCGCCATTCGTAGGATTGCTTGACCCTGAATTTCCACCATTTCCACCTGATTCAAGACCTGCCGCCCCACCACCTGCTCCAGATCCATCCGAACCAGATCCGTTCGAGCCTTTCCCCGAAGTTCCACCTCCTCCAAATAGGCCAATAGGAATAAGTACATTGTTATATTTATATCCTGTACCACCTTGATAAGATTGACTATTTCCACCTTTATAACCGCCCATACCATCTGCATTACTTACACTGTTTCCACCGGTCATTCCTGACGATGAATTTCCATTACCCGACATAGATGCGCCTGAACCACCAGCATAACCGTAAGAACCATTCCAATAACCAGGAGAGCCTCCACCATTATTACAAATCGCGATATCGGAAGATGGGTTTTCTACCAACTTTGATAGAATGGTATATATACTGTCTGGTATTTTAGAGCCATTACCAAGCCCTCCTGCTCCCTCACTATTACCTCTTTGCCCTCCAGCACAGATTATCGTATCCCCGTTTATTTCAAGAGTTGTACTATCCCCATCAGTTTGTGCATTTACAGGCTTTGCAATTTTACAAGTCAAAGTTTTCGGTAGCAAAGAGATTTTTATATTACGAGCAAATGCTATTGTTCCAGAAGCTCCACCGCCACCACTGTTTGTGCCACCTCCGCCGCCACCTCCAACGATTAGCAAATCCACAAACTTATATTTTTTCTCTATTATATAATTCTGTTGGATACCTAAAGGACTTACCAGCTTTACCAATTTAGGCACTGTATTATATAGATTACCTGATATCAATCTACGTTTCATCTCTTCCTGTTTTGAATTATACCCTAACTACTATTATCCCGTGTTCTTTCTTCAAGGATACACCTGTCGGTTTCCCGTTCGGTAACGTTACACTTGATTCCTCGGACTGCCAGCCAGAACCATTAGGGACCGGTTGGTCAAAGTCCGACCCGGAACTGTTCAAGATCGACAGATAGAATTCCTGCATTTCCGGTACGCTGGCGATATCGGCAAAGTTGATCGCTTGCGGGGATTTGCTTGTGTATTTGAAGCGAAGGTTATACGGTGATGACGGAAGAGCCGCCAGAGACTCGACATCGACATACTCTTTCAACCTCAAAGAGTCCGATACCTTCGTTTTCTCTTCATTGCTGTAATTATTGTCGGTATGGACATAAGCAGCGTCCTTGACCGTATGGTCGTCATTCTGTAACTGGGATAGCCTTGTCGGAATCGCCTGCTGGACGTTTGTGATGCTCTGGTTCAGCCCGGCGATGATCCCTTGCAACGTCTGTGTGTCCTCTACGTTGGCAAGAAAAGCGATGATCTCGTTAAATGACTCGATGGCACTCGATGCGTCACCCGAAACGAGCGTGTTGACCTGCTGCTGCAAGGCTGTCAGCGCGTTCCTGATTTCCGTGTCGTCGTAGCTTTCCCCGTCCTGTCCTTCGGCTACCACACCCGTATCCTCTTCGCCTATTTTCCAATGCTTGGTTTCCGGATCGATCGAAGGAACCGGGGCATCGTTTCCCCGAAGGTTCGGGGTGTCGAACTTACCTTCAGCCGTCGTGATCGTCAGGATATAGGTCGTGGCATCATTCGTTTTAACTGTGACCTTCACCTCCTGCATGACGGCCGGCAACTGGGCAAACGTATGAACGCCATCAGCCAGCTTCATGTTGAATTTACCATTTTCCAAACGTTCAAATAACCAGACTGATGTAGGGTAGACGGTTACGTTATCGGCCCATTCAGCCGTCGTCAGTTCGATCTGTTGATAAATAAATGCACCTTTCTTACTCATTGCTTAAATATCCTTGTTTTATCGTTCGTACTGATTCATTGTAATAATTGGCTCCTGTCAGATAAACATTACCGGGCAAGGCTGTACCGCTGCCGGATTCCTGCCACGAGGCTTTTCCCCCGGCAAGATCATAAAGCCGGTAGAATACATATTCTCCTTCTTCCGCTACACGTACTTCATCGCCGATACGAAAATTGATGGTTGTACCGTCGGTATTGACATAGCTCAATGTATTTTCGTCCGGGATAGCCTCTAACGTCGGGATCTCCGGTTTGTTCTTGATGTAGTTCTTATTGACAGGATCGATAACGTTCCAGTCGGGTTGCAGTCCACTGATGACTCCTTCGGCGGCTTCGGCTGCACGATTGGCGCGGTCGGCGGCTGTGTTGGCCTTGCCGGTTGCGACTATGGCATCTTCCTTTGCCGTATTAGCAGCCAAAGCTGCCGTATCCGCCAGTCCTGCCTTTTCATTGGCCAGAGTAGCGGCAGCTTTGGCTGTATTTGCCGCCTTGTCTGCATTTTCTTTTGCCGTGTTTGCGGCTAAAGCTGCATCCGTCGCCGATTTTGTAGCAGTCTCGGCAGAAGCTATGGTATCATCCGCACGCTCTACAGCCGCATCAGCATTTTCGGCGGCAGTTGTAGCCGAGGATGCTGCTTCATTCGCTTTATCCGTTGCGGTATTGGCATTTAATGTTGCTGTGTCAGCCTTTCCTGCGGCATCATTGGCCTTTCCTGCGGCTATATTGGCTTCAACAGTTGCTTTATCTGCTTCTTCCTTTGCCATATTGGCTGAAGCTGCTGCGGTATCGGCATTCTCGGCTGCGGTATTGGCTATACCGGCTTTTTCCTCCGCCAATGCAGCGGCAGCAACAGCCAATTTGGTCGCTGCATCAGCATCTCCGGCAGATTGAGTTGCTTGACCAGCTGCGGCATTTGCTAAAGCTGCGGCATCATTTGCAGCCTTGGTTGCCGCCTCTGCGCTCACTTTTGCGGTGTTTACATTCGATATAGCAGTATTAGCTTCCTCCTTAATTTGGGACATCTGTTCACTAACCTCTTTTGCCGCATCCGTTGCCGGCTTCATAAGTTCGGCCTTATCAGTCTCTGTCAGATCAGAAAAATGCAGTTTCAATTGATCCACTTCTGCTGGTGTCAGATCGGAAAACTTCATTTTCAATTCTTCACGGTCGAAAATATCCACGTATGCACTATCCGGCTCACCTTCGTATTTCATTTGAAGCGTACCGTTCAACTTTCGAAAAACCGGCTTCTCTCCTTTCGGCCCACGAATTTTCTCAATTTCCAACAGATTCTGCCAAGCACCATTAGCTCCTTGTTTCCAAAGGATGTATTTATCGTTTATCCCTAAAAACGCACTAAGGCCGGGATCGCCCTGTTTACCTTTCATTGCAGAGGGCAAAGCACGCTTAGGTCTCCCACCCTGAATGATCAGGATCATATCATTATCGGTTATTGTTCCGGCTGCCGGAAGCAAATTAGCCCTGATTATTTCAAATTCTTCTGCCATATCAATTGAAAACTATTATTCTACCTTGCTCGTCTGCCAATAACCCCAAATCCGGATCCTTCAGCACACGGTAACGAACATCACCGCCGGCATCTATCCAACTCACTACGGGAGCAACAACAGAAATAGTGAATCTTGCCCCTATCCGGTTCTCCAGCCAGACTTCCACAGAAAAGGACGGGCAATCCGTATAGTACACCTGAATGATACCATCCAATGTCTTAATATATAATTCCTGATTTCCTACACCGGATATCTGGCTAAAGAATGCCCGATAATTATTCAGAAACTCTTCCACACTGCCGGCCAACATCCAAAGGGACAGTTTTATTTCCCTATGCTGGGTTTTGATTGTCGAAAGGTCTACCGTACGGCCATCGGTGAACGGCGCCTTAACCGCAGGATATTTCAAGATGTCCTCCTGGTTATCATCCGATCCTATACCGAAGTCTGCAAAGTCTATCCCATTAATCGCATACTGCCCGCGAAGCCCGATACCGCCGGCCGGAGTTGCCGGATAAATGGCATGATTGTCCTCGACAAAAGAAAGTTCAAACACAGATACGTTCTCCCCTGCATTAAATGGCACAGGCTGTTCGTGAGAAGAGCAGACATTGAAGCGTAAGCGGTTGGTCATACCGGCAATAAGATTGAATTCCCGATAGCCCGGTGCGGACAGATCAGCAACAAACTTTCTATACCCAGACCAGAACTGCTCAAGCGTTTCTGCCTTCATGAGGAATTTCAACTTGACGGTCTTAGGTTCGAACTCCACAACCGAGAGATCGGGATCGATTCCGTCGGCTTCCGCCCAGTTGTTATATTTGACTGCCTTACGTTTGGGGTATTTCAGAAGATCATCAAAAGAACCTTCCAATAATTTACATCCCCATTCAGTATATACGTCTTTTCCGTCTATTGTCATAATACACGTGCTGTATGGTCTTTATGAGTTATTACCTTACCGCCAGCGTTCTTTACGAACACCACGGCATAGTTACTCGCATGGATCTCGGCTTCCGCCCCGTGCATCAGGATCACGTTGTAGCGGCCGATCGTATCAAAATGAAGGATTGCCTTGGAACCGGCCAAGAATACCTTCACCGGATTCGTCAGTTTCACGTCCGTCTCGATATAGATACCCATGCTTTCGGCCTTCTTGCCCCGGAACTCCCGTAATTGTTCCATAGACGGGAAATTATTCTTCGTGCAGAACTCCGTACCCTGCGGCGTCAGCAGAAGGCGCATAAGCTCTTCTTTGTTTTCCGTGCCATGCAACAACCTACAGGCACCTAACCGGTTTGCGATCTCAAAAAACTCTTTATCCATAATGCTACATTTTTACTTTTACGTTAATAGTACCTTCCAAGGCATCAACCGTGCCTCTGGTGTTCTCCGATATCTTACCGGCAACCTCTTTGATCTCTCTCGTATTCTCGGCGATCCGATCGGTATTCTTTTCCACTTTATCTGATAGTTCGCGGATGGCCTTCACATCTTCCCAACCTCTGGATTGCATATCATAGATCAGCTTCATTTGTTCCCGGATCGGTTGCATACTGCCGCGGATGTCTTCCAACAGGGCACGGACGGCCCCGGTCTGACCGGCCAACAAGTTTATGCTTTCTTGAGAGGCTTTGGCATATGCGCCTTTCAGGGTATTTTCGGATATATCTTCTTCTTTCTCCGGCTCTTCCACCTTATCTTTCATCAGGCTATCAGCCCAACCGAACTGCCTGTCAATCTCCTTTTGCAGTTCTTCCGCCATGTTATAGATATAATCCTGTTCCCAGCCGGAAAGGACATTGTCGGCATAGAACTCCTTCAGTTTGTCACGAATCTTCTTCATCGCACCGGAAGATTCCGTTGCTGCCTTGATGGATTCTGTGACCATCTGCCGCATCATCTTCTTGACGGTATCTTTCGCCGATTCTGCCCGGTCTTCACCGGAAGCCCATGCTTCGGCTTGTGCGTTAGCGAAGTTGTCAATGGCGGATTTCAAGTCTTCCCCGAAGATGGCATCTTTGGCCTTCTCCTTGTTGTCCGCTATGGCTTCGTTTATCTCGTCAATTTGGCTTTGCCATTCTTTTATCCTATCCTTATCGGTATTCTTTTTATCCTGTTCTTCACGGATTTGTTGTTGGATTAAAACTTTCTGTTGTTCCAACAGTTTGTTCTGCTGATCGATCAATCGGGAAGCATCATTCGAATAAGCCTTCTGAATGGATTTATCCAATTTTTCGTATGATTTATCCAATGTGTCGATCTGATCCTGCAACCGCTGAATACGTTTTTCGTTCTTCTTGTCATGGATTTTGGCGATGGCACCGGCCAAAGATGTAACAACGCCAATGGCAGCACCGGCAGACGCACCGATCGGACCGAACATGGAACCGGCTTTCGCACCGTTCATTGCAGAACTTACAGTGTCCATAGCCACACTGAAACCTTCAGCTATCCCACCGAATACACCACCAAACGAATCTCCGAGCTTCGAAAACGTGTCAGAGAGGAACTGCCCGGTCTGCATAATTTCACTCATGCCCTCTTCTATTTCTGCCAAACCTTCTTTTAACTTCCTGGCATCACTTTCAGAGGTAAAGACTTTTTTTAGGCCATTTGAAACTTTATTAAAAGAGGTTTCCATTTGGTCGGCTTCACGGCGGACATTGGCTATTTCATCCTTGATGGCCTTCAACTGATCCGGTGATTTGCGAAGCACATCAAACTGTTCTTTGGTAATACCGAATGAATTATCAGATGAATATTCCCCTCTTTCAAGAAAAGACAAGAATTTTTCCGCTTCATCCGCAATGGCACGAATAGAGGTGATATTCTTTTTACTCATATCATCAAACAGCCGGGTGATAATGGAGGTACTCTTTTGGGCTTCATTATCCACGTCCGCCAGATCTTTCTTCATACCTTCTGCAAGGGAAAGCCGTTCACCTTCCGTTGTGGCCTTTGCTATCTTCTCATTATAAAGCTCCGTGATAGCCTGACGCTTTTCCAAATATGAACCATATTCTTTCAAGTATTCGTTCATGGCGCGTTTCTCTTCCTCCAGTTGTTCCTTATTCACATTGGAGGTCGATTGCTCTCGTTTAACGTATGAATTGACCAAAGCGGTATGAATCTCGACCGTCTGTTCTTTGCTCAGTTTGCCGCCTTGCGCGTCTTTCCACTCTTTCTCTTTGGCGAGTATGGCTGCAATCTCATTGTCATAATCGAGGTTTATCTGGGCGATCTTCTTGTCGGAACCTTCTTTCATCAGGTCTATTTCGGATTGCTGGTTTTGACGACGGAGGGATAAAAGTTCGTTATGAATCGTTTTTTGCTGTTTGAGTTGCTTATCCGCCTCTTTCTTTTCTTGTTTTTCGCGCTTGGTCGAATCAGAATATTTGTCTATTTGCGTTTGCGCCTCTTGTATCTGTTTTGTATACTTGCTCCAATCTTCAGAGTTCTTTTTTGATACATCCAAGGCATTACGAGCAGCTTCTGCATCCTGTTTCTGCTTCTCCCAATAGGATTTATTCTGTACAACAGAGATACTATTCCTCGTTAATGAATTGATCTTTCCTGTTGTCTCATCTATCTGCTTATTCAAAGCATCAAGCCTGATACTACTAATGATATCAGGAACACCCACCCACACAGAAGCTATATCCTCTGATTCCGTCAAAGTTTTATCAAGTTCATCCCTTTCCTCGATAAGTTTTCTTTTCACATCCTCATAATGCTTAACCTTCTCTTCAACAGGAGTGTTAGCCTCCCATTGGGCTTCTTTTATTTTATCTATTTCTTCCTTATGGAGTTTTGCAAGATTATTAGCAGTATCAAGTTGCTTATTAAGTCGTTCTACATCATGAATCCATGAATTACCAGATTTATTGTACGGAGAAGATTCTGTCTCTTGTATTTTCTTTTTAAGGTCCTCTATTCTTTTCAGATCAGCCTCATAAGCCTTAACCGCATTGTCTATTTCTCTCTTCTCATTGACAGATGATAACATCTTATTTTGCTGATCCTGAGGCAAATTCTTAAACTCTTCGAGACTCACATTTCCAAGTTCGGGAAACAGTTTTATCAGCTCTTTGTATGCCTTAACCTGCGAATAAACAGATTCAGTCTCACTATTTATTTTTGAAATCAGACTGTCTGTTTTAGAGGTAAGTTCCTGTTTCCTGTGCGCGGCTTCTTCTTGTTCTTTATTAAGTTGCTTTTGGGCTTTCTCGACAGCGGTTGTACTATCATGAAGAACCCACATAGTAGCGGTAAAACTGGCTACGATGGTGGCAAGTAAAACATAAGGATTAGCTTTCATTGCCGCATTTAAAGCCAATTGAGCGACAGTCTGCGCTTTTGTCATAATTGTTTGGATTCCTTTTGCGGCCGCATCTACCCTTGCGGCAACAGCCCAACTACGAGTTAATGTAATACTGGCTATCAAAGCAGTCCGATAAACTCCATAAGTAGCAGCCAACCCAGCCAATACCTTACCTATCGTTTCATAGTTTTCTATCAACGAAGTGGTTGTTTGGATACCCTTAATTATGACACCCTCCGATTTCTGCCCCAATTCATTGAATACTGAATCCATCGCATCTTGCATCATGGATAGCTGACCGTTGATAGTTTTTGAAGCGTTCTCGGACATATTATAAAATTTACCACTTGCCGAAGTAGCATCTATAAACGCCTGTTGTACCATTTCTGCGGAAATAGCCCCCTTAGACATCTCATCTTTGAGCGCAGCAATAGATTTTCCGGTCTTATCTGCCATGATTTGCAACGGATTGAATCCGGCATTAATCATCTGATTAAGATCTTGCCCCATCAACTTTCCTGCTGCCGACATTTGAGAGAAAGCCAACGTAAGCGAGTTAAACCTTTGGGTATCTCCCATAGAGACATCGCCAATAGCCTGTAAATAACGTGGTACTTTCTCGACCTCGATATTAAAGCCTAACATCATCTGCGTAGCTTGGGTTACATCAGAAAACTCAAGAGGAGAAATCTTTGCATATTCACGGACTTGTGACATAAGTTCATCCGCCTTTTCTTTGCTTCCAAGCAAAGTTTGAATAGCGGTGTCTACTGCTTGAAACTCGCCACGAACACGAACCATGTTTGACAGAAACTCCTTAATGGAGTATCCTCCCAATAATTTTTTGCCGACATTAGACATCGCTTGTTCTATCTGCTTTGTCACACCGACATTCTCTATACCCTCCTGTCGATATAAAGTATACTCGTCACGTAGTTTTTTTACCGATAGTCGTGCATTAGCCTGTTCTTGCGTTAATCCAAATAAAGCAGCTTTCTCTCCATCCAAGGCCTTGCGTGCAGCGTTGTATTCTTCCAATTTCTCATTAGCGGACAATGGATTTCTTTTCAATGCAATACGATAGGCCTCTCCAAGTCGTTTTACATCAGTCTCTACATCTTTAATAACAGCTTTTTGAGTGATAATTTTTTCTGATAATCCGTTTACAACTTGCGAAGCATCGAATATTTTCTTTTTAAAACCTTGGTTTATTTCATTGCCTGCACGTACTGCGGAAGTGACAAGAGAATCCAATTCTTTCGTATTTTTAGCAAGTTGAACTTCCATTGCCCGGAAAGTAGCCGGAGAAGTATTACTATCCATCCCGGCAATAGTAGATTTTAACTTATCTATCTCTTCCCGTAACTTAATGACTTTTTGATAGTCAGCTTCTATGTGAAACGCTAATTTAGGCATACATCAATGTTTTGGATAAAAGTACATCAGACCAATAAAGTAGTAGAATTTTATGGGAATAGATACATGACAATGAAAAGATTGTCGTGAATATAGAATCATGCTCCTCTTTTTTGTCTCATAAGATCCTTTCCCGACATCTTTTTTACTTCAGTTTTCTCTTTGTCCTCATAGACAGCCCTCGGTTTATCAGCACTCATCAAGAGCAAAAGAAGATAAGGAAGATCCTCATACACCTCCCTGTAAGAAAGGTTCAAATTTTCCATGAATAAGGTAATACTTCCTACGATGGTATTGCCTCCTACTACTTGGGTTTTACTATCAGATTTGCCAGCTCCATCGCTAACTGGCAGACTACGAAAAAATCACGTCCGGTTATTAACTCAAAAGCGACAAAATACGCTTGCAATAATTCTTCTTTAGAACCTGAAAGCATCTGCCGTTCGAGGCTTTCAGCTCTTTTTTGATAATTCGGGACATCACCAACCACCAAGAATGAAAGTCCCTTGACGATATTCTCCAAATTGGCAGGAGCGACCTTCATTAATTCCCGCACAGTGCCATTTTCCGGTAAATCGACCTTACTTAAATATTGGGTAGCCCTCATTATCACTTTGATAGAAGGAGCTTTGATTACATATACTGTTCCCCCTACAACAATAGCTTTTCCATAAGTACCGGAAAGTAACTCTGATATGTTTTTTGAAACCTCACTCATAGTTTAAATATTAGAGGGTGATTGCTCACCCTCGTCATTAACTTATCCACCCAAAGTTGTATCCTCCCCGTCTTCCCAGCGCTCAATAGGAACGCCGGCTTTGGTTGGTTTCAACGCCGTAAAAACAAGGGCTAAGCCAATTGCCTTTTCATTCGCTTTACCAGAAGCAGAAACACCGGCACGAGGAAAAATAATTTTCACACCATCTTCAGTTGTGGCACGGACGGTAAACTCTTTACTCTCTACATGGTCGGCACGCTCCCATGTGCCCGGCTTACTCTCTGACCCCGCCGTAAACTTACCACCTTGGAATTTAGCCTTAGTCTCAAGATCATACATACCAATAGAAGCATTGATCTTAACCGCACCCGGCTTTTTAGAGGAATAATAGGTATTTCCAGCTACATCTTTGTAATCCTTAACCTCCGGATCTTCATCCTCATAAGTGAAGGTGTCCTCATGAACTACCGGGACTTCTTCAAAAACAGAACCTTCGGCACCACCAGCCCCGATCGGCGCAACCTCCAGCTTCTGAAGGTTTACCACCACAATTTTTTTATTCTCTGCCATAATTATCTCACATTTAAAATTTCAAACATTATTTTCACATTCACAAAATGACACTTTAGCGGTACATCTCTTTCTTGATGGGTAGAATAGACTTTGTAACGATAGGTAGAACCGTCAAAAGAGGAAACAGAACGTAAACCAGACGCTTGCCGCTCTAATTCGGTTAATCTACTTTTGTTTGCCATTCCATTAATATCAGGTACACAGAAATTAACTTCAACGAAACCTTTAATCCAATAAGTTCCCGGTTTGGGTTCTTTCGGGATAACGGTTATCCTTTCTTCGGTAACTTCCCCTTCCGGTATTGCGTCCTTCTTGTAAGTAGGGATACCAAACGGCTTCAAGTCCCGAACCAAAATAGTTTCCATGTCGCCTGTTACTATCATTCAAACTTTTCTTTTAATCGTTTCTCCGCTTCCAAGGCGGCATCACTCAATACTTCAAATCCTTTTGCTTCCACATAAGATGCGTATTCTGTCTCATTCTTCAGCGTCAGTCCTGTTTCGTCAACCTCGTATTCATTAGATTTTCGAAGTGTACCGGTGTGATCCTGATAATCCCCATTATCCTTAGCGTACTGAACAGCATCCTCTCCTACCTCAATCATCGCTTCTTTGGCCTCTTCATAGAACTCATCAAAGGCCGCATCAACATCTGAGAAGTCAAAATCTACAGCCATATTTCCGCATACTTGAAATAGTTAGACTTACCGGACTTGATGACCTTTCCTTCAGCTCTCACACTTTCCCCGTCCAGGATTCTCACCTCGGTACCAGCATTTAGTATCCCACCCTCATAGACAACATGATAATTATAGTCGTACATTACCCCGTTTACGGAGATTTGCTTCATCACGCCATTATCATCACACCGGCAGGAACCAAAGTCTTTCCAATCCTCTTTCGGGGGGAGCGGGTTCATATCCTCGTCAAATGACGGACCGGACACGACCTTGACCATTAATCTATGTGGAGCGAATATCATAAGAACTTGACTTTGGGTTTATCGGTATTGAGTTCGTCTTTCAGTCCGTACTTCTTGCACAAGAAAGAATAGTAGTCCTTAATCCCTTTAATGTCCCAAGACATTGAGAAACCACTTTCCCCAATAGATGTGGGCCGAAGTAAAAGAGAGGGGATGAACTTCGCCATCGCCACAGAGACACGATCGTAGCAATCCTCATTCATCTCATCCTCTCCGCTTATCTTCGAGGTAAGACACATATCCAAAAGGTCAGCCTCCGACAAGTTAATGCCGAAGGTCTGGAACTTCTGCTGTATGTAGTCGTTTACCGTCATCTTAATATGGTGTAATCAGTTTGCTATATGCGGTATAGCTATAATGGTTCAAATATTTCGACTTGAACACGTATCGGAACGGTAATTTAGGGACTGAAATTTGTTTTCCTTGAATAGCCGTTTCCTCTTTCATCGAACACATCATAGCCGGGTTATTTGCAACCAAAAACACGGGATGCGTCATGGTCAGTACAACACAATCAGCCGGAGCCGTTTCCAAAGTGATAAACTGAATATCTGGTAAATCAACATCAACGGATAGATTCATATATTCACACTTGGGAGATTCCACACTTGCTGCCTGCACGCTCAACGAAACCAAAGACATCATTAAAAAGCCACACATGGCAAAAATAAAATTCTTCATTTCTTTTCTGATTTATAAAATTAGACAATGGAAGGGTAGAAGCACTACCCTATCCTTTTACTCGATACCTAATGCTTCTTTCAGTTTGGCTGTTGATTCTTCATCCAGTTCTGCAACCTTAGCCAAAAGAGTTTCCTCTTTCATATTGCCGGAAGCCTGTACGCCGATGGACTTCAAAGCATCAACCAAAGTCTTTTTCTCGAACTCTTTCTCAAAGAGGGAGATTTTCACCTCCTTCTTTTCTTCAGGTGCTTTCACTTCGGGAAGTTTTGCTTCAACCCGTTCAGCGAGTTTACGACTCTCCATATCCAGCACACGAGATTCTTCAGCAACTTCAATCACTTCACCGGGAGTATAATACTTTCCGGTGAACTTGTCGCGGAAAACTGATATAACCTTTACTTTCATATCCTACCTCCTTATGCTGATTGGATGGATGCAATTTCGCTCAAATCGAAATTAGTAATCAAATCTGGATTGGAAATCTGCGGAATCCACTCTGCCGTATACTCCATGTAGCGACCGTTTTTGTCACGATAGTTAGAGATAAGCATCTGCCCCTCTGACGGGATATAAGTACGTCCTTGTACTGGGTCTGTCGCTTCATACGGAGTATGATGACGCATATAACCAATGTTGTCAGAAGGTAACAGAGTAATACGATTATCCGCGTAAATCTGCACGTTTTTTCCCGTCTGGTCTTTCACGTAGTCCTCCTTGATTTCGATGCGAGGTAGACCAATGCCGGTGAACACTTCGGAAGCCAAAGAAGAGGAAACCAATCCCGTACTCAACTTCATCTCATTAGAACCAAGAATCATCTTGTATTGCTCACCAAATTCAGATGAACCAAGAATAAGCTTGTTGAAAGATGCACGGGTCATTATCATCTTGGCATAAACGCCAAAATCCGGTGCCAAGGAATGAAGTTTCTCTCTCAAATAAGAGATAAACATATTCTTTCCGTCCACAACCACATCTCCACTTTTCGGCTTGATAAAGTTGAACGGAAGGGCAATCTCCAGCAGTTTATTATTAGTCTGACCGGAAGTGATTGCGGCATCTTTGTTGTAAACGGTGGCTTCACCAAGCATCAACAGCGCACCGACAATAATATCCATACGCTTGTGGGCAGCAAGGGTAATCTGACGGTAGTCGTCTGCCAGGAAGTTTACAATATCTTCCATTGCAGCCTTTTGGTCGGCTGGCTTAGCTGCATTGAACTTGTCAATCAAATCCTGCAATTCGGAAAGACGGTCAATAGACATCTGATAAGCATCACCCAAATAGGCAATCTCACCATATCCGGAACCGATATTCCTGCGTTCACGAATGGGCTTTTCTCCAAAACGAGAATTGATGGAGCCAGCCATAACTCCGGTTACAGAACCGATATAGTCTTTGAACACACGAGTAGTCACTCTGCGGAAAGTAAGATACTGCTGCCAATAGATTGTGTCCTTGCGTGTCTGGTTCACACGTCTGATGATAGCGGAAACAATGTTCGCATCATCGAATAATGTTTGAATCGTTAAAAACATGTCCTACCTCCTTACTCGTTAAACTCAAACCATCCCTTCATGTTGGCTTTATCGTTCTCGGAGAACGGCATAACCAATTTTGAGGGTTCAATTTCTGCGGCTGTACGAAGCAATGAAACCAATGTGATTCCGTCCTCAACCTTTGTACGGTTAAACAGAGCCGAATTAGCTACATGCTTTTGTTTTAAACCATCAACTGCAACCGCATTGAATAATACGGCATCTTTGGCGATATTCTCACCAAAAGCAGCCTTAATAGTCAATACATCATAACCGGCATTAGATTTATCAATTGCCGTTACTTCTGCGCCTTTCTTGCCGCTTCCGACAAACATACCCACATAAGCCAAAGAGTTCTTGGCTACTTTGATAGACAAAGCCTCTCCACCAGTGGTATAGGCTTCCACAACTCTCACATTGATTACCGCATAAGCGAACTTGTTTTTCAAGTCCGCACAAATCGGTGTAAATCCGGGAAGAAAACTTCCCACTACCAGGTTCTGCGTATCAAGTTTGAACGGACCACGTCTACGAATGCCGGTCTGGACATCGTAGCGTTCCTCTTGCTCAACGGGCGGAACCAAGTCATACTTAAATCCTGCTGACATAATTAATTCTTGTTTTGTTCAACAATAGTTTTCGTCCCCTCATCAATCATCTTAGCGATAGATTCAGATTCTTTCTCAATCTTCGCTTCCGCTGATTCGGGAGGGGTTACGCCTTTGAAGCCGTCATTTGCGAACTCCTGCTTCAAATCCTTGAAGTATGCGTCCAAGTCCTCATCGTCCTTGATGGCGCATCGTTTGGCGTAGTTTTCGGGAATACCATACTCCTTTGCCTTTGCCAAAATCTGCTGGCTACGTGTTGCTTGAGCCTTCTCCGTTTCAAACTGTGTTAGCTTATCAGAAAGGCTCTTGTTGGAATCAATTAAAGCTTGCGCCCATGCAGGCACATCGTCTTTATTCTCTTCCGTTTTAGTGGTTGTGGTAGTCTCGATTGGCTTACCGTCTTTAAGGTTATGTTTCTTCTCGTAGTTGGAAACTGCGGTCTTGGAAGCATCCCCGGCACGGAAATCACCATAGGAATTAAGCACGTCCGAAAAATTGATACCCTCAATAATGGAGTTTACCTTTGTCTCGTCCGTTACACCCTCTGCCTTCTTAGTGGCAATGCGGGTAAGAATAGCAGTGTCCACCCCTGCGAATTTCTGTTGTAGCCCTGCTAAGATTTGTTCTAAGATTGTCATACCGTATGAATTTGATTTATAAATTTCTACGGTAAAATTCGATCTTAATAAAGAGAATGAGAAATAATCAGGATAGTTATATACGACAATCAGACTATTGTCATAAATATGACAAAAAAAAGGCGTGAAACCGAATGAATCACGCCTAAAATATAGTAAGATAGTATGCCTAAAGTTTTACTTCTAATTTTTGACCTGTCAAATCAAAATACAGGTTTTGAAGTTGATGGAGGGATTTCACTTGTATATTGTAATCGACTCCCTTCAAATGGAAATCTGCGTCCAACTCAAACAAGGGACTATAATAAGTGACAACTCCCCATTTATGCTTTTCAAATCCACACTTCAACAACAGTTCTTCTGTAAGAGGAATGGGATTAAGGTTCTCTACATAGGTACGAAATACCGCTTCTGATGATATTCCACTCGCTTCATATTTTGGATATTCAATCTCACTATATCCTATTTCTGTTATCTTATATGGAGTTTTGCTATTTTGTAAATAGACATAATTACCAATTTTCAATTCTCTAACATCCACCATACTATAACAAATTTATAGCCGATAACTCCTTTGTCAATGATTGAATACCCCTCTGAATTTTCTCTAACTGCTGCCTGCGAGGTTTGTGAACTCCGGCAGCATAATGCCACAACTGGCGTTCATTGATTCCTGTAATACGGCTCAATGCAGCCTTAGTAAAGATATTACTGTAATAGTTGATAAAAGTAGCAGCATCAATCTTAAACTTTAACTCAAATTCTCCAGAAAGCACCTCACAAGGATTAGAGTTATCTTCCAAATACAATTCGATAGCCTCCTTCATGTTATCTTCCAACTCCTTCATGTCGTTACCGACTGTAATGACAGGAGCATCTTCAATATAAGCACTTAAGTTCTTTCCTGCGTGTTCTACAATAACTTCTACTGTTTTCATATTACCTCCTTTTTTAATTAAGAGAACAAGGGGGCTACTTTAGCCCCGCTTGTCTCAAAATGCTGTAATAAGTGCCTTTCTCAACGCCTTTGCTGTTATGATTCGGTACAATAACCACTTTGCCGTCTTTCTCAAACTTCATGTGACTACCTTTCTGACTCTTTAGAACAAAACCGTTTTCTTGCAACATAGTTACAACGTCTTTAACTGATTTGTAACTCATAACGCTTTGGACTTAATTACCGTGCAAATATAGTAATAATACGAATATTATCAAAGCATTTATTCGTTATTTTACTATGAATATAAAAATAGCGGTAACTCCGAAGAATTACCGCTAACCATTCTATTTTTCTTATACTAAAATTATAAACCTCGTAATTTTTCTGACTAAGAAGCATTTTTCTGTTCTTTATTTCCGATTTGTTCATTCTTTGCTGCTTGTTCTTCTTTTATCTCTGCAATTTCTTCTTCGATGCGATAATATCATTAGAAGAAAGACTATTAATTGAGCTTATCCAAATTCCCTTCCTCTATGAGAATAAACACCTCTCACTTCTCCTATCGGTTCTAACTTTATCGGAATCTTAACAGATTCTTCTGTATTATATGACACCTCCAACACCCACTGATATAAAGGCAACTCATCATATCCATCAGATTGTCGAATAGTAGTTATCTCATCAATAAAGGAAATGGATTTCATTTCACCTGATTGTATTTTTAAGTCGGTAGTTGGATATGAGTGTAATTCAAATATCTTTGTAACTTTAGAAACAAAATCGCTATTCTTTATATTTTCTAAGTCAAAAAGATTCATTCGTATAGCCCTTCTTAAAGGAACCTCATTACTTTCCATATAATCAATAGACGTAAAAGTTTCTTTATTTCTAATTTTTATATCTTTAATAGTAATCAGACCATTTTTAGCATAAAGACGAATATCTAACTGAAATTGATATTCCCCTTCTGTAGTATATCTTGTGCGAAACAAAATGGGTTCAACTATCAACTCAGCTTTCCTTATAAAATCTTTATATATAGTAATTCCTAAATTCACTATTCCAAGTCCAAATCCTCCAAATGCAGCTATTGGTGTTAATATTGATAAATCCATATACCACCCTCCTAATATATCATGTCATCTACATACCCAATACAAACATAAGAGCCTTGAAAAGATGTTAGTACCAAATACCTTCCGTCTCTATAGTCAATTTCTACATTTGACAACCGATGTCCTATACTTGCACAATATTGAATGATGTCATTCAACGAAGTTACAGGAATTTGTGTATATCCATTGGGATGAAAATAAATCGTCTTCATAATATTTGCTTCCTATTTTTTTATTGGTTTATAATTTTCCAGCTAAATCCTTCACATCCTCCGCAGACTTCACCTCATGTATGGTATCGCCTACTTTCACAAAGCCCACTATATCTTCAGTGTTTGACTTTTCAAATAGTTCAGTTACCGGAACACCCAAAGCATCGGCAATCTTTTCCAATGTACCAATAGTAGGATTCCCACCCAGCATTTTAGAAAGGCTTGCTTGAGCTACTCCTATTTTAGATGCCACTTCTGCAAGAGTAACACCTTTCTCTTTACACACTTCTTTAACTCTTAATTCCATATATAATATATTATAAGTTCAATTTCTGACACAAATATACACATTATATATTATAATCTAATTTCAAGCATTCAAAATATATCATATTATATTTTATTAACAGTAATAATATTGCCAATTATATAATATAGTCTATATTTGCATGTGTGAAAATAGAATATATTATATAACACATAAAATATAAGTAGTATGAGCACAAAATTTAGAAGTCAGATGAAAGAGGTCATGCAGCTTGCATGGTCTTTTGTTCGCAAGAACGGTTACAGCATGAGTGAAGCGTTAAAATGCGCATGGGCTAATCTGAAGCTGAAAACGGCCTTAAAAGTGAAGATAGTAGAGTTCTACTTCAAAAAGACAGACGGCACGTTACGTCAAGCCTTTGGCACTCTCAAAGAGAATCTTATCGGTGAGGTGAAAGGTACTGGCAGAAAGCCGAATGACAATCTGCAAGTGTACTGGGACACTGAAAAAGAAGAGTATAGATGTTTCAAAAAGTGCAACCTTATTAAAATCGCATGACTATGAAAAAAGACCCTTATGGTAATTATGTAACTTGCTTAACAGATAAGCAGTTCTGCCAATTAAGAAGTATATCTGAAAAGGTACAACCGTATTTACCATTTACAGAAGTGGCATTTATAGAGCTTTTAAAAATAGCTTCTGAGATGATATTAAACAAAGGATTTAACAACTCTGACTTGGCAGTGAGAAGTAGATTAGTGCGTTTTAAAAACAAGTTCTATATGAACGGTTTGAAGATAAATACGCATCGTTTGACAGATGAACAATATAAATACCTATGGCAATTTGATACGCCACGTATGGATGCTTTCATGACAAGGTACAAGCCAATAGAGCGTGATGTTTTTGTAATGACATTCAGAGCTTGTAAGCGATACATGATTACAGGTATGACAAAAGAATCAGAAGATACGCTGATTGAAAGGCTTATTTCAATTTCAAATCTTATGAGATAACACGATTACTCAAAGGCAGTCTTCGCACGACATAAAGACTGCCTTTATTATTCACTTTAAAATCAATGATTATGGATGAAATTTGGAAAGACATTGAAGGGTATGAAGGATTATACCAAGTGTCAAATTTAGGTAGGGTAAAAGCATTGCCTAAATATTGTTTTAACGGAAAAGTTAACTGGTTAATGAAAGAACATATTCTAAAGCCACTCAATATGACAAAAGGCTATCTTTATGTTTGTCTATATAAAAACAAAAAATATCACAGATTTTTCATACACCGCTTAGTTGCAAGCGCTTTCATTCCCAACATTCATAATAAATCTGATATAGACCATATTAATACTATCAAAACAGATAACAGAGCAACAAATTTGCGTTGGGCGACTAAAACGGACAATATGAACAATCCATTAACACGAAAGAAAATTAGTAAAAGTAAAAAAGGGATACCACAGCCAAAAGGTATAGATAACAAACGGTCAAAAATAATCTGTAATAGTCAAGACTTGTTCTGACATTTGTTTTACTATCAGACAAAAAAACTGTCAGATGTTTGTTGCGAAGTTACACAA